ATCAGCCCTGACAACAAAACTCCTAGCGCATAAATGAGCCTGCGGGCAAATTTATAATACCCTCCTACCCCTTTATCCCCATACCCCATGCTGAAGCCAGTAATTAACGCAGGATAAATTGTAAGCATCCAGGGACTCCATATCCCCCGCCACGCACAAAGGCCGTTAACTGTGCAAGCTAATATAAATGATGCCAAAAATCTTCGACGCCATTTTAAGCTTCTGCCTCCAAGCATGTAGAGAAGGCAAGAAACTGAAAGTCCGATGAGTCCCACGAAAAACTGCCAAACTGTCAGATATTCATTCATGGCTTTTTCTCATGCCGAGGTTTATTGACGTAATCCACACCGAGAAATTTTTCTAATGTACGAAATCGACTTTCAATTTCGTGCACCTTTCCCCACAAGCTGTCAGCATTGTAATTAAGCCGGGTCACTGTATAAATCGAAAAAAATATCAAAAACACGATCACTAGAAATAAAGCAAACCCGAGCACAAAATCAATCATTTCAGAATCCATTCGGTAAAAATGTTTTTCCTTACATCATCCCCAAAGACAAAATATTCCCACGTCTGCCAAACAAAAACAAAGAGCGCAAAAAGAATGATTAAAATTTTCTTCATAATCTCTCCAATGTGAACATAGTCACATCCCCGCAAATTCCACGGACACCCTCCTTCTCATCTGTCCAAATGCGAGGAGGCTCGTTAATTAATTTTTTCGAGGGCTCTCCGCAACTGATTGATACGATCGGCATTACGCATAATGCGATCAACAGTCCGAGACGAAAGCGGATGTTGTTTTTGTAGTTGTTCATTTTCCCTGAGCAAACGGTCAATTTCATTTTGTTTCGCCTCCCTCCGGCCCGGCATCCATTCGGCAACTTTGCCGAAAAAAGTCCCCCAGCCAGCCATTAGACACCCGCCTTAAATACTGAAACCCCTGTTTCAATAGCAAGATTGATAGTTTTTTTGCTGATTTCTTTGCCTGTTGTGATTGCCAGCATTTTTAATTGAGTTGCGAGTCTTTTGCGCTTCTCCTCCCCGCTAAGAGTCGAATCCTTCTCAAGATCACTGACCATAGCGATGATGTCCTGAGAAGTTGTGCCGATCTTGCCAGCCAAATAAATAAGGAAGGCCGATAAGAAGGCAGAGAAAAATCTGCTAATTAAAATTCTAAATAGGTTTACCATTCCCACCTCCGCTTGTTTTACTCCCTAAATAAAACGATACAGCCACCATTACTAAGGTATAGAGTGGCTCCTTTACCTCTTTTGTAAGAAACGACATGACACAAACCGTAGCAACCAGCATAACAGCCAACCAGCCCCGGATTGAAACCCCAAATATCCTAGACTCATCACTCATCTTTTAAGGCATCCAGTATTAAGTTAAAATCAAACTCAAACCCAGCCAGCATTCTCTCAAGCTCGTCAATAGTGTTTGCCTTGCCGTCCGAATCACTAATCTTCTTAATGTTTTCCCTGCAAATCTCGATAATTTGTAGTCTCAAAAATTCGTTCATTGACCTGTCAATGCGTCAAGTTTTGCCCATGCTGCATCCAGCCTTTTCTCAACATGGCCTAACTCTCTGGCAAAGTCCTCCTTACTGACATAGGTTTTGTTTACAGATTTCATGTCAATACTTAACTCATTTAGTGATTTCTGGGCGTTTTCAAGGATATTGGTAATCTTGGATGCCCACCATACAGTGGTTACGATGTGCCCAATAAGCCCAACCCCTAGAGTTGCCAAGCCTATGACTAGTGCTAAATCCATTTAGTCCACCTTTATTGGATAATCATTACTTTGCTTCCCCCGCAGTACTCTGACCCGGAGGGGGTAAAATTACCGCCGAAGCGAGCTTCATTGGAAATGCGAGCCTCATCTATCCAGCCATTTATAAATTCACTGGGAGTTGTTTCATGGGCTGCTCCAATTAGAAGCCTGTTGGCTGTATTGGGGATAGTCACTGTGTCTGTGATATCCGTACCAAGCTGGGTACCATCAACAAAAAATCTCCAAGTATTCCCAGAGCGGACAAGGGCTATGTGATACCAGGTGTCCAAAGATGGTGTCCAGCTTTTCGATAGCAGAGTTTGCGCCGAGCTTGTGTAACTTATAAATCTTATCTGATTGCTAGTATTAAAATAATAAAATACCCATCCATCAGTTTCAGCATCGTTAATTTGGGAGAAGAATTGATTTATAGCTGCGAAGGCGGCAAACCTTACCCGAAAATCTATGGTAAAGGCTCCTGTCCCCCCGCCCAACTGCCAGGCAGCGTTATCTGCACTTTCTAGATAATCACCTGTCCCATCAAATAAGCCAGAAGCTCCGCCGAACACGGATTGGGCCGTATCTATTTGTGCGTTTCCTGCTACAGTGACGGTTTTCGGACTGGGAGACGAATCCGTGATCGTCGTCGACCCGTCCGTGCCATTTAAGTGCAGCATTAACTGCGTGTTGGTGTCACACGCAGCATAAGCAAACTGACAGGAAAAAAATAAGAGAAAAAATGATAGTAATAACTTTTTCATTAGTAGCTCTTTCGTTCTCCGTTAATTGTGATGACTAAATTTCCTGGGCTGGATGCAACAGTTCCGATCCCAACATTCCATCCGGCATCGGCCGCAATTGCGGTGTCCGTAAAGGTGAACGTTTCTCCGTTAGAATCACATGTTTTTTGCCCAGCAATATTTGTACAACTGGCGTAAGCCGAATTGCATTCCTGGGGAGTTACAACTACAGTCCCGGTGTCTGTATAGCACTCGCCACTGGTGACGGTAAAAGCCCGCCCGAGCTTAAACCTAATAGCCTTATTCGACACTGGTTCGATAACTGGAATATTCACGGGAGCAAAAATATCCCCTCGCACAGCACCATTAATATCTAATTTCACGCCTGGGTTTGTGGAGCCTATCCCGACGTTTCCCCCAGAGGTCATAATGTGGTCTGTAGTTCCATCGTCGTTGGAATCGAATTGAATCCCACCAGAATTGGATTCAATCATCTTTCCACCCAAATCTAAATCGGAACCGAGTGGATTTGTGAGTCCTCCCCCACTATCGAAACTTCCACCTGCAAAAGCTAGAGTGGGGGCCAAAACGATAAGCAAAATTAAAATTTTCTTCATTCCTCTCTCCTTTGTAGTCAATAAAAAAGCCCTCAAGCGGACATTTCGTCCACCTGAGGGCTGTGTTTTACAGATGCCTCAAATTTATTGCGTCTTAATCTACCCTATGGTATATTCCTCTCATGATTAGGGTACTTACTCTAATATTGCTTGCTGCTTGCCTTTCCTCTTGCGTCACCGCCTCTAAGCTCAATTCTATCCATCTCGGAATGTCCAGGGACGGGGTTATCCAAAAACTAGGCTCACCTAATTCCGTTTATGCCGAATCTGACACCGAAATTTTAGAATATTTATTCATGCCTAGAGCTTATTCTGGGCTTCTAAACAAAGAACAATATTGGGTGATGATCCGCGACAACAAAGTCATTAAATACGGTCATTATCGCTCCTTCCCCAACACTAATGACGGCCAGATTCAATTTGAAACAAATAATATCCTTCAAGTCGAAAACAACACTTTAAACCAGTTTGGGGAGCCATATACCCCATGAGTATAGAACTTTGGGTAGCAACAGCATTTAGCTTTCTTAAGCTCATAATCATTGTCGGACTTTTTTGTTGGTTCATGTTCAGATTTTTAAGAACAAGAGTCTATACATCTATCAATCTTTTTAAAAAATTCCACTGGATTAAAGCTATTTATTTATCGATCATAGCCTTTTTTACTCTTCCTCTCGTGAAAAAGGGTACCTTTTGGGTGCTCTCTGAACTCCCTGGGCAGAAAACTGACCAAACCTCCGAAGACGATTCGGCCCCTTCCTTGCGCGCTCCTTAAATCGGTAAAACTTTTTTGCAGATTCTTTTGTTATCTCGGCGCTCGCCCTACTGGCCAACCCGACCAATCCAGCTGGTGTATCAGGCTCTTTGCTTAATTTCAAAGCGATAATGTGATCTTTTATGTCATCAAAAATTTCATCTGCTTTATCGCCAAATAGACCCTGATACTTTTGCTTTATAAATTGAAAGTTTTTAGGATCAGATGCCCGCTGCAACTCATTTGCCATTGTATCCAATTTGATATCCGTAAGTTTGTCAATTTCGCGAGCCGCCACCAACGAATCAAGGTCATCAATAAACTGAACACCCGTAAAATCCTCTATAGCCTTCAGGGTACGTTTTTCTTGCTCTGAGAGCTTATGGTACCTATCTAGCTTTTTTTCCTTTATTAATGAATCGTTTATAAAATCATCAGCGGCGAAATTTTCTCGGGCTAATTGTCTGGCCTTTTTAATTCCTTTCAGCCCACCTTTTTCTGCATCAGTGTGCAAGGAATCCAAAATAGACTTTATCTCCCCAGATAACGATTTGTCTCTACCTCTTGCCCTGGATAAGGTGTTTCTAAAAAGATTCCACTGGAAAGGGGTAATTCCACTAACTCCTCTAGGTGCTTTGATATCCAGAGATTGATAAAACCCTAGAACGTTTCGCAAAACGGAATTCTCTGAAATATCGTTTTCTGCCATTTTTGTAGGTCTATTTTTAGCATCGAAATACCCAGATTTACGCAACAGTTTCCCCATCGCTCGTTTTGTTCTGCTCATTGGGATGATGGCACTTCTCCCTCTAAGTTTAGAAAATGCCTGTTCGTAAGCATCCTCTACTTGCCTATTCCTAGTTTCTATTCCAGAAAGGATTCGCTGATAAATTGGGTCTGTAGAATCTCCCAACTGTTCACGAACGACATTTATATGATCAACGCCCTTGGTTTTAATTGATTTTATTGCTGAAGGCGCAATCCCCTTGCTTTCAGCAAATTTTTGGATTGGCTCAGAGAACTTTTTAATATTCTCCTGAACAATACTATAAGCTCTAGGCAACAACGTTGTTTTCACATAATCAACGCTCTGTTTAGTTGGTTCAAGAACTCGATCAATCCCCCTTGTTTTTATCCAAGAATTCATGTCATCGGTAATGCCAGTAATATTTTTTGCGGCAAACTTTCCGAATTTACCGACAAATTCACCACCCTTTTGAACTGCCTTCGCTCCGAATGGAAAAGAAAAACCAATCCCAGCACTTGTCAATCTGTCTTCGGTTGGTTGGGAATATGCTCCTGCGGTACCACCGCCTGCAACAGACGTTTTAAGCAATTCAGGAGCTTTCTTCAAAAATCCTGCCCCTTGAATAGATTTAAATAGCGGGTTTTTAAATCCACCCACTACGCCAGCCCCGTATGCCAATCCTTGCATTACTGGTGAAGTAGCCTTCTCTGGGTATTCAAAACCAGCTTTATTCATTAAATCTCTTGGGTAGTTAAGGGCAAATTGATTAATAAAATGTGCTGGGACAGTAAGGATATCTTTCGCTACCCCCCTCTCAAATCTTGAATATCTGTCCATAAACGTACCTGGCTTATAGAGAGTATCATCCTCTGGGCTAGGCAAGATAGGCTTTAAAAATTTTTCTTGAGGTTTTGACTCAGACTTCACCTTCCCAACTAAATCTCCATAAGCATCTGGATATTTTTGGGATAATTTACCAGCAATTGTCATGTCATCCAAGTCATTGTACTGCGGATATTTTTCTCGAAATTTTTGAATTTCGGCAACTGCCATTCTTGCTCCTTATCGAAGTCCTAACGGGTCATTTTGATTGTTCTGTGGCTGACCAAATCTTGTTTCAGGGTCGGATTCACCTAAAAATGTCTTATAGAATGTTTCCAGTTCATTAAGGGCATTCATAGCTGAATCAGGATTACTAAAAGCATTTGGAGCAAATTGAGATATTAAATTTTCTCTTTCCCCAGGACTAGCCGCTACGCCTGTTTGGATAAGAAGCCTTCCAGATAATGCTGCGCCCATTTTTCTATGAACATCTTGAGCGTTTTTATTGAATGGCAATTTCTTGCCAGGGCCTGGCAAATTCGATCCAAAAGCAACAAATCGTTTAAATGATTTGGTATCACCCTTAGGAAATAGAATATTTTTAATATCCTTTATATTTTTCAATGATTCTTTTGCTAAAGTAACTCGACCAGCCAAATCAGCCCCTGGCCCAGCAACAAGTTTTTCTGTGATTTTTTTCTGTCTCTCCGCCTCAGGATTAAAATAACTCTTTGGCCTAAATCCCCCAAACGTAGTTCGTTCAAAACTTTCGGGGATCAAAGTTGCTGGATCAACACCACCCGTCACGGGAGCTTGCGGAGTTGCAAAAGGCGTCATAGCTGCCGGATTTTGCAAGGATTGTCCAAAAGAAGGAGTGCTTGGGTTAGCATTTAAGGATGCCCCCATGCTAGAATTTCCGCCCATAACGCTTCCTATAGGAATTCCCATTCCGTCAAACACTTCTGCAACCTTGCCAAAGTTTATTAAATCCTCGTAAGGAGATTTAAATTGACGTTCAATCTGCGCCTTAGCCGTTGCCAATGCAATTGCATCCTCAAGCGTTTGTCTACGGTCTATCTTCTGGCGCGCATACCCCCCCAACGCAGACCCAATATCTCTAAATTGATCATTCATTCCTACCCAATCAGCCATCTTTTCCCCCTAGTTCATCATCTAAACAGGTTGAGACATTCCCATTGGAACCTTACCGGGTAAAATACTCGTGCTCCCGGTGTTGTAAACACCAAATGGAGTATTTTTCCCATAACCATTAAACCCTGCACGCGCAAACCCCGGCTGTGATGGACTAAATGCTTGATAAATTGATAAGGCATCACCAAAACTAACTGGCGATTGAGCAGCACCACCGCCCGCTAAAGTTCCGCCAATGGAAGAACCCATTGCTGCGCCTCCCGGCCCACTGAATGAACCAGCGACGCCACCTAGCACTGAACCAATTAAAGCTCTTTTGGCGTTGCTCTGGTTATACTTTTGCATCGCATTTTGATAATCCGCTTGTGCTTGCATCAAGGCCCCTTGGTAACTAAGGTCTGCCTGCTTATTGGCCTGATTCATGCCAGTTTCTATAAACGGATTAATGATAGATTCGGGGGAAATGTTCAATCGAGAATTCAGGCTAGTCAATGCTCTTTGATTAGCTATATTTGACAAGTAGCTTCCAACGTCAAACCCAACTTGCCCTCTCGCCTTGGCAATTTGATCTGCCAAAAGCGGGGAATTGATTGTCCCTGACAGCGAAAGATTGTGTTTAATCGATCTCTCCAAATCCGGCATAATGTTTTGAAAATACTGATTACCTAAAGCCTGTTCAAATGAAGATGGCTGGAACCTGTCAAAATAGGCATTGCCTAAATTCAAGTCACTTAAAGCTGACTCCCTCGCTCCAAACCCTAAGGGTTGTTCACGCCTAGCATATCCCAACGCTTGCGCGTAAAGCTCCTCTGCGGTTGGCAACTTCGGTGGTGCAGGAATATTTATTGTTGGTGCTTTCTTGCCGCCAAATAAACCCATCTAAAACCTCCTAGCTTAGTGGAATCTCATATAAATAAATCGTTCCTGAATAAGTTGTTGCCCCATCTGTCGTGATAATTCTAAAGTCAGTCACAGTCGAAGCGCTCGGGTTCCAACTCCCCATGAACTCAGAATATCCATCGTTACCTGAATTTGTACGCCCCCAAGTAGTCCCTCGAACCGTTTGATGCTTTTGGTCGAGGGTTGATTGAGGGTAAATGTAAAACTGTAAAAAATAATAAGTGTCGGTAGTAGCACTAACCCCCGCAGTTGCATTCGTTTGGATATATGCGGCTGAACCTAAAGTAACGGCGCCATCCTGTGCAGTGCCTCCTAAATCAAACCCACGATAAATATATCCATAGGTGTTCGTTGAAACACCACTGTTAAATCTGATCCCAAATCCAGAGGTCGTTGCACTGGTTGCGGTAATCACTACATTAACCAAATAATATTTGGTGTTCGTGATTGAAATATCGGAACTAGCTGTAGCAGTCGAAACTGAGGTAGTTGAAACAAGCTTGTGAGTTGTCGTCAAAGTTGTTCCAGAAAGTTCCAAACCAGTTCCAGCCGTCAAAAAGGTAACTTGTCCAGCTGAATCATCCCAAAATAATATTCGATCTGCATTCGGATCGGTTAAATTGGCGGCTGTTCCCCCATTGGCAAGTGGTAGCTGACCCTGAACCGCCGTCGTTAATTTCAATTGCTCATACGCACCAGTATTGCCAGAACCATTACTAACAAAAGGATAATCAATTGTGCCTGGGTTTGTCCCAATCCAAGTAGAGCCGTTATATTGAACAATTGTCCCGCCAACTGCTCCTGTTATAGCTGGAACCTGAACAAAATCTGATCCAGTATCGAAATTTAACGTGTTATTGGCAGTTAAAAAAACAACCCGCCCTTGATTGCCCGCGGCTGGTAATGAGCCAAGAATCTCATGGAATCTAAACCCCCCTGCTGTGTCTGCATTTGTATTGTCAAGGCCACCGTTAATTTCGTTGGAAAGTAAATTCCAACGGAGATTTAGATTTAAATCTGTTAGCGTATCATTGGCGTTATATTGAGGCATGCTTACAGTCCCGGCGTAAGCCGAAGAACTAATAAGCAACAAAATTATTAATAATAACTGCCTCATTCACGTCTCCACGGTTTAAGCCTTGAGAAAATCGTGATTCTTTGCAATGTCACATTCGTTGACGACGCCCATTGCTGAACCATTACCTGCATTTTTTTGAACTCGCCATATTGGGTTAATTGAAAGGTTTTCCTGGCTAACCCACCATTCCCTAAAGTGGCTGGTAAAGTTACTGGCAATGTCAAAGAGTTTCCGGCTAGATTCACCGTACCAACTCTCTGCCAGCCATCGCTATCTAAATTCACAAAGACTTCCGCGTTATAATCTCCCGTAGCGTCAAACTCAACTTCCAAAGAGTCCAATTGTTTAAAATTTTCTGGATAATCAAAATCTATATTTTTGGTTATATAATTAAAAGCAATCCCAACAGAAGGCGTTGAGGCTGAATCTATCGTCCCAGGGCCTTGAGGCCAATCGCCAGCAGTTCCAGAAAAGCACTCAATAACGCGACCATCATTTGCGTCTATGTAAAAGAGCCTGTTATCAAAAACCACCCAATCAGCCGGGAACCATCCATCAATGCGATACCATCCATTGGTAATGAAATCATAAACAAAAACCGTATTATTAACGGTAGATGTTCCTGTAGGAACAGCCAGAAAATACTTGTTATTAAATAACGTTGCCGCAGCCTTGGAGATATGAGTCTTGTTGATAGTTAATATCCCGGTGCCATCGAAAACGTCTTGGATAGGGCCAGAAACTAGATTTAACAGAATCTTGTCAAATTCTGAGCGGACAAGACTACGAATAGCTATCGGCTCACTGGATAGGAACCATTGGTCATTCCCAAGACTTACAACCGAACGAGGGGCAATGGTGCCGACTACCGTTGAAACTGGCTGGACTGTCCAGTCTGATAATGGCGTTGACCCTGTGATGTCTAAAACAAATACACTTCGTTCCTTATAAATAATTAACTCATTAAGCCTGAATGGAACAACCTTCTGAATGGATTGCCCATCACCTGTGTTGATCTTGATGATGTCACCACTGCTGAAAGTGTCTGGGTCAAGATTATTCGAGAAGTATACCCAATCTGTTTCAGTCGTTGCCCCAGCCAAAAACAGATAGTTTCTAAGCCATGCCCCAGTTCTTGCGGTAGGTGGCGAAGTTGGATAGGCCCCTGCCGTAGACCAATGTGACCCGCTATACCATGCCGTCGAGTCAAAACCATTGAGAATGAACAGTAAATCATTGGCTTGAACAAATTCTGTATTCTGCCCGGCGGTAAGGGCATTTGATGGATTAGCCACTGTCCAGTCTGCGCTGGATGATAAAGCCCGAACAACCCTTGTGCCTGAGGCCGCAACTAAATATGACGTAGTGCGGTCAGGATCAAATCGACCAATGCCAACAAATGGAGTGCTTCCAACGTCTCTAGCAAATAAGGCTTGCCCCTTGCGCTTTGATAATCGGCCAGGACGGTTAAGCTCCACATTGACCATTGAAGCGCCCTGATTTGGGGCAATAACATCTGCAAGGGAATTAGAAACCATCCCCCCAGAAAAATCGTTGATCCTAACCTTAAGTAGGGCTTCCTGAGAAAGAGCGTTAGTGGCGGATAGCGCCGCTAGAGTTAACGCAAAAAGTAAATTTTTAATTCTTCTCATCGTCTATGGGCTTGCGCGAATACGCTTACCATTTTGTGTTGATATTCTGGGCCATGCTTCATTTGCTGATTGGTCAAAATCAAATTCAACGCCTCTTTTGCCTTATTCCAAACGAGCACTGCCCGTTCAGATGTTTCTTTCTCCTCTGACAAAGCATAACCAAGCGAATTGAGCGTCAAAAACTCATCGGCTTCAACAAATGGGTAATCGTAGTCATTGACCATTTTTCGGAATTTCTTTTTGTAAAGGATTCGATAATTGGTGACTGAATCGTCAGGGATTAGGCCTAGACGAAAGATTTTGTGATGGCCCACTCTGTCTTTTGACCCTAGATTAGCCAAAATATTGCTGGAAGCATCCGCAAGGGTGATATATCCTTCGCTGTCGCCAGACTTTGAAAAATGAAGAATCTTATAAAATGTCTTTGTCCCAGCCACATAGGAAGTCCCGGTGACCACTATATTTTCATAATCAACAATTGATAAATCAGAATCTACATATCCTTCTATACGGACAGTAATCCCAGAGCCGGTTTCAGAGGTAGAGCTTTTAGCCTTAACTGTGCTCCCACTCGTGCTGACTTGTTTCTTCGCCCCGGAAACCCCAATCAAATATCCAAAATTGACATCACCCTCAGTCGAATCATTGATATTGGCTAAGTTGTCCTTAGTGTATTCTTCCTCCGTTCTAATGGTGATCAGCTTGTCATTTGTGCGGTCCCAAAATAGTAATGGCTTGTCAAATTGTGGCGGCATCCCGTAATCTGCTTGGCCATCAACGGAGGTGAAATCATATCTCTCTCGAAGCTCAAGCCACCAATCATAGACGTTATAGAGAGTCTCAAGAGACAGATTCAGCCAAATGCCAATCTTTGACTCGTAATCCGAATCACCTGATCTCTGGGCCAACTTTGCTACGTTATCTTTTAGCTCGTCGAAGTTATACATTCATTCTCCAAATAAAAAAGCCCCCAATGGCCATTTGGACCATTGAGGGCTTGATTTTTAAGCTACCTCTAACTGACTAGTACGTCACAACAACACTCACAGGACTTGCCGATGCTGATAACGGAGCAAAGCTGATTGAAGATGTAATAAAATCCGTGAGATTGAGCGATGAATTTCCGGGCAATTGAATACTATCATCTGTGTCTTGGCGGCAACTTGCATCAACACTCCCGCCACGGATATTAACGCAGATACCATTAGCAGAACCGTTGTTGATCATAATATCCCTAGAAACATAAGGGAAAGTAATTGTATGCGCCGCCGTAACATTAACCCAGCTTGCGTAGACGTTTGTTCTCGGGGAGATTACATCGGCCTGCACTGGGTTACCTAACAGCAAAATAGCAATAATTAAATACACCCATAAAACTTTCATTGACTCCTCCTTTGAATAGCCTCTATACGTTCCTTCTCTAAAAGCTCATCATAATCCCATTTACAAACCCATTTACCGTCTCTTTTCCGTATTTTTACGTCTCGTTCAGGAAACCACCAACCGCAGATCACGCAATTGCGTAGCTGTCCTTTCGCCCACGGGGGCAATCTTCCCATTTTGATCCTCCCATCGCTGGTCTCTTAATTCTCCATAAAACAACCCTAAGAATAGAATCATTAACATCCCAGATATAGCGGTCTGAATTGTATAAACCCCCATTGCACAAACCATTTGGACAACAATCGCCAAGAACACTGAAGTTAAGAGCTTCGTCCTTTGGGCGTAAAAAAAATCTCGCAAGAACTTTCCAATCATCACCATTAAGAATAGGAATCCTGTTATGCCAAGCTCAAAGAGAGCTTCTACGTAATCATTATGCGCGTGCTCGTACCTATGGGCGAAGGTGACGTACTCTTGCGTATGCGGTGAAATCCTGATGAAATTGCCAAGACCAAAACCAAATAGAGGGTTGCAGTTAATTTCCTTGATTGAAATGTATTCAATCTTCTCTTTGCCATTAAGCCTAGAAAGATCAGCCTGCTTAATGATAGCCCGACCACTCAGGACTTGATCAATTGAACTCCGCCAAAGATTAAATCTCTCCGTCTTGACAATATCAGAGATTCTATTAAATCCTGAGATCAAACAAACCATCAACCCAAAAAACAATAAATAGACAGCCGCCTTACTCTTAAGTTTTATCGAAATCCAGAAAATTAAAAATACTACAAACCCAATCCATGCTGTTGCCGTAGTTGAGAACCAAAGTCCAACTAGCGTAAACGGTAAGAGATAGATAGCATTAAGCAGGACAATTGGTGCGGTCATTGCGAAGAATAACCCAAGCT